AAGGAAGATAATGGACTAGCACGTGAGTTAGCTAGAAGTGTGCTTCCAGTAGGCGGATATACAGAACTGTATTGGAAAGCCAACTTGAAGAACTTTCTACACATGGCTCGCTTACGTATGGATCCTCATGCACAATGGGAGATCAGAGAGTTTGCCGGTGCTATGTATGACTTGGTTAAGCCACTATTCCCAGAAGCATGTTCAGCATTTGAAGACTATGCTGTAAACAGTAAAAAGTTCAGTGCCCAAGAGTTGACATTGCTTAAACGAATCATCAATCAAGAACGTTGGTTTGATCTTACCACTGACTTTCGATCTGATGATGGTATTGCTAAAACATTTGGACTTAGTAAGCGAGAGTTAACCGAGTTTAAGAATAAGTTAAATTTAGATTAAGAAAAAGCCTGCTTTAAGCAGGCTTTATTTTTAGTGATTGAAATGTGTTGCTAGTAATGCCCCAACAACTCTAGTAACTCTGGTTTTGATTAACTCGCTATCCATCATTACCTCAAAGTCTACAATACGATCTAGATATTTTTCTAGATGTTTACTGGTAAGAACTTCTTTACTAGTTTTAATGTCAGTTAGGTCACCTTGTTTAAAAATAACTTCAGTGCCATCATCTAAGTAGACTTTAATCCATTCAATATATTCGACTGGAACTTCTTCGACATGTATCTCGCGAAGCATCTCTTCAAAGCTTCTGTCTTTTTTTCGAATACTCATTGTTTACTCCAAAAAGATTTTAGCCTATCTAATAAATTAGTTTTTAATTTACTAGGACTTTTGGCTTCGCTGGACGCCCTCTTCCTTTTTTGGCCGGTTGTTCTTGACTTTGTTCTAACACTACCGGTGGTGTTGTCAGTCCTTTTGGGTCAAGTTCTTCTGCCTCCTTAAGTAAGCGACGAACTTCTGCTTCAAATGTTCTTGCCTGTGCTCGATATTTGTCGGCCAATTGTTTATCAGTAATAACACCTGGTGCGCTACTAGCTTCACCTTGATTTACATTGACGTCGTTTGACCGAGTGCTTGTAGAAGCGGCTCCATTGGCTCTTTCAAGTTTATTTAATTCACGATTTAACTCAACCAAATTAAGTTCTACACCTGGAGTAGGGGTAATAACTACACTCTTGGCTGGTACTTTTACCATCCAGCCTCTTTGGTGAATGGTATTAAGCATATTTGTACCATCGTGGAATACCTGGCGGAATAAGAATGCACTTGGATCATTGCTTTCCTGTGCAGTGTTACTCTCAATGGCACGAATTAAATCATCGTGATATAAAGCAGGTAATGTTTCTGTGGGGATTACCAAGCACTGATCAGGATCTCCTGGTACTTCCCTAAAAACAATAACTACCTTCTTACCTTGGCCATTAATACCAATATGTTTAATAAACTTTGCCATAACGGCCGCTCCTTATGTTAATTACTCGCTAACAGCTTCAGTTTCGGTAACTTCTGCTGGTGCTTCTGTTTCTGCTGGTGCTTCTGCTGGTGCTTCAGCTGGTGTGTTAGCGGCTAAAAACTTAGCTAATTTATTGTAAGTTGAACCGATAATTTCCATCTCTGGTGCACGGAATGCACCACGTTGAGCACCTAACTCTATTGCGCCAGCAAGAACTCGCAAATCTTGCAAAGTGATGCCAGCTGGTGCTTCTTGTGTAACTGCTTCTTGTTCCATTTAAAATCTCCTAGGTTATAGAACGGAATATATCCGCAAATACTTATAAACAGAATAACCTAAGATTTAACCAAAAAGAACGCACCCAAAGGTGCGTTTTAAAGGAGCAACTACCAAACAAATTAATGACGAGTACGTCCTGGCGGTACGTAGTTAGCAGTGATACCAAAGGGTGCTGTGATATCTTGACTACCATGTACAACAAACAGCGTGTCACAGTAGTCTGGATCACCCCAGCTACCAAACGGATAGCCGTCTGTAAACATAACCAACTGGTGTGGTTGGACGTCATTATCTTTCATCCATTGCCATACGCAGGTAAAATCAGTACCACCGCCACCTTGGACGTCATACTCTGACATGCTTCGGCCGTCGTCACCGGTAAATGTATCTTCGTTATAAATGTCAGTGTCAAAGGTAACTATTCGTACCTTATAAGAAGTAAACTGATCCAAGGCACCTTGTACCATACCTAGGAAGTCACACAACATGACTTCATCAATGGAACCAGATGCATCTAGTGCTACTACAATATCAAGCTCCTCGCCTGGTAACTGCCCGGGTAGTACTGCACCAGTATGCCAAGCTTTGCGGTTAGGACGCATAAAGGTATAATCGCTTTTTACGCTACCGCTAAATTGAATACGCAACAGGTCTTTCAAATCCATTACAGGTTGTGTAATGTCTTTCACCAAACGCTGGATAGCGGCTGGTGTGTTACCTGCACCTGCATTCTTAGAGGCCTGTATAACAGCTTCTCGCCATTCATCTCTTAAAGCTTTCTTTTCTTCTTCGGACAGCTTTTTAAACTTAGGCTTACCCTTGCCATCTTTGCCTGGCTTGCCATCACCGTTACCATCTCCATCGCTTTCGTCGTCACCGTCACCTTCCATATCAAGGTGATCATCAAGCGTCATTTTAATAACTGTAGCATTAGCCATTAAGTCGTCATAGACTTCGTCTGCTGTCTTGCCTTCGTACTTACGATCTGCCAAGATTGGTACTGTGGTAATTGCGGTGCCAACACTTTCGCGGATAAGCATGTTATTGATAACATAATCACCAGCCATGTTCCAAATTTGTGGCTCTCGATCGCCACGACGTGTCATGTGTTCAAAAATAATGTGTCCAAGTTCATGGCCGAAACCAAAGATCATTTCTCCATCGGATAGCTTGGAAACAAAGTCTGCATTGTAATAAAACTTTCTGCCGTCTGTTGCAATTGTCTTGCACCATTCAACTTCTTCAAGCTTCAGTCGTGCTGCCAAAGGACCCCAGAAGGGATACTTTAACAGCATGGCAACACGGCTTTTAACTAGTTTATCACGGGCGGTCATCTTAGACATTTTAGGTGGCTCCTATTTGTTTCTGTATGTATCTATTATACTACTTTTTTGATTCCAGGTCAACCGTTTTTTCTATTTTATCTTTTGGTCCTGATAAGTCCCAAATCATTGCTACCTGTGGATCACGGAACCAAATATTTTGTTTTGGTATAAAGTCCCAATCCATTCTCTTCAAACCTTGTTCTCTGGCCCATTTGGTAACTTCATTAATTGTGGCTCCTCTGGGATAAGTCCGGACGGACCAGCTCTTCCTTTGTTCGCGGAGCCACTCGCTAACATCAGATGGGGTTGGTGGCTGATCCGTCCAAACTTCTCGAGCATCTGGGCCGTACATTATTTCAAGTACAGCCCAGTTTCTTTGTCGCTTACTCGTCTGTGAGTAAGTTGGCATAGCGTTTGAAGAACTCTGGGAAGTTGGTCATTTTCTTACGATCAAACACAACCTTATAGTTTTTTAATACAGTGTGAGCACCCATGATAACCATCTCGGGCTCAAAGTTACTCATCATAAAGCCAAGCCAGTTATCTGCGCTCTTGTTAAAGACATCCAGCTTACCTGACCTCTTACCATCTTCATATTGTGTACGAAGTTCGTAGCAGAGGCTAGTAACTAATGCATAAGCGGCAGATACTTCTTTGCTCTTAAAAGTGGTAACTTTACCTGACAGCACATCTGCTGGGTCTGGCAAGTCTGCGGCATGCTTACGATGTGCCATAAATTTAATTGCCATACCTTCGCCAACCAAGCCAGCTACCATGTCTGTATTAGCACTATCGGGCATGTCGTCATCAATCATGTCGCTTACAAAACTCCAGGTACGTGGAGTAGGGAAGGCGCGGTCGTGTTGTGTAGGTTCAAAGTTGTACAAGTCACCCTTGAACTGTTTCAAGAAGCCAACAACATGGGGATGAACTTCGTTCATAATAGCCCATTGTTCCCAGTCCTCAAAGTCCACACGGATTTCCAAGTGCAAGAAACGATTGGCAAGTGGACTAGGCATACGATAGGTAACACCCTTGTCTCCCATTCGATTACCAGCCGCAATCATAACAACATTGTCTGGTAACGTATATTGTCCAACTTTGCGGTTAAGAATAAGTTGGTAAGCCGCGGCCTGTACAGCAGGCGGGGCAGAGTTAAGTTCATCTAAGAACAAAAAGATAGTGTCATATTCTTTTGCAAAATCTTTGCTAGGCAATTCCGAAGGAGTAGCCCACTTCATAGTGTTATCGCCTTGGCTGTAGTAAGGGACACCTTTAATGTCAGTAGGATCCATAAGAGCCATACGCAGGTCGACTACAGTAGAGTTGGGAAACTCTGCGGCAACTTGGTTCACCATGTCACTCTTGCCAACACCAGGAGGACCCCAGATAAAGACTGGTCGGCGTTTTGCAACGGCACGTCGAAGAATAGGTTTGCACTCGCTAATCTTAACGGTGCGTGTCTCAACTTGATTTCCCATTTGGTGGCTCCTACTTAGGGTGTGTTAAAAATTTAATTATAGCAAAAGATAGGGTACTTGTCAATACCCCATCTTGTCATTTTAGGCAACTGCCTTAGGCAATTCGCGTTCTGCAGGCACAACTTGTGCAACAAATTCGCTAGAGTCAATTTGCTCTTTGGTCATTGGGAAGGGTAGTTCCACAAACTTAACATCTGTACAACCAGCACGAACCAAAGTACGAGTACGGCGCTTGTCGTTGGTGTAACGAAGGGCACCGCGACCTTTTTTGTCAACAGCATAGCCGACATGGGTGAATGTTTCGCCAATAGTAACTTCAGCAATAGCGGCCTCAACTACAGCAGGTGCAACAGGTGCGGCAACTACCAATTCCATAACACCAGCGGCACGAGCACGAGCGGCACGTTTACGAATAGCGTCGGGGGTTTGAGAAAGAACTTTAGACATATAAAAACTCCAATTTGTTTGTTGAGTGTATTATTGCAGAACCATTCCGCAATAGTGTTACTATACTACAGACCCAAATCCCTGTCAACCTGTTTTTGTGTCTTAGCATGTCGTTTATATGCAACACGACTCTTTTCAGCACGGCCTTTAAAGGGAGTGTCAGCAGAGTACAGTTCCACACAACGGCGTTTTTGACGCTCAAATTTAACAGTAATAGTGGTTCGTTTCATAGTGTTACTATTATATGTGTTCTAGAGCCAAGAGTCAACCAGTTTTTGGCTCTTTTTGTTGTATTTTAGCAACATTGCTTAAAAATTAAGCAGTTTTTGCTAAATTTCTAGCGGTTCTTAGTACCTGGCTCATGCGTCCAAAGTTTTCACCTACTAATTCCAGCAGTTTATCAGCTGGTTCGGTTGCTACACTGGCCATACCAAACGCAATAGTACCCATGTCTTGGAAATAATGTAAACTTGGCCAACGCCGTTGTTTAATTTCCCATGCATCTATAAACAGACACTCTTCGCCTACACTACGAAGTTCAATACGTTTAGTTAATCCTGGTTTATTCTGTGCAGACAAAAGTTTGATTGCAATTGGCTCGTTCCATATATCAGTACGTTCAAAAGTTCGAGCAATGGTATGCACTAGAAATGCTTCTACATCAGATTGCAAATATGTGTTGCTATGGCCTTGCGCCTCAACAACTATTTCCCAACCTGCTTTAACATATGGTTGCCAATGTTGCATAACATTATTTATTATCCTTTGCTCAGTGCCCGGCGACTTAGGCCATTAAGCCATAATAAAATATCGTCATTTACCAATCGTATTTCTATAGCATCTTGTTCACCAAAAATGCGGAAATATCCAGCCCCATAATAATAAGGCCAGTCTAAATGTTGTTCTAATCCTATTAAATGTCCTGGTTTAGGACTCCAGCCCGCAGGCATTTGATATGACCAATAGCGGAAATGAGGCCTCATTAATTCCCAACCAAACATGGTTAGGCGAAGCCCTTTCCTTTTATTAGGCTGATAATTTTTAAAAATAGTATAGGGCGTTATAGTATGCCCATCCCAAATATGAGGTAAGGGATACTGAGCTAGATAATTAGATATCTTTAAAGCTATTTCCTGACTCATCTATGCGTCTGCCGTGCTTGAGTTCTACTACAGAGAAATCTTCGCATTTAAACATTTTGTTCAAACGGTCTGCAAGATTAAATGCGTGTCCAGGATTGCTGAAGCTGACTTTCTTGTATTTTGGTCCAGGATAGCTAACCAAACTGTTTATTGTGCGTAAGTTGATTGGTTTATCTTCGTAAAATACAGCATAGATAGCATCTGCCGCAAGAACCTCGTCACTTTTGTATGTGCGAGGGTTTGTATTTGTTAATATAATAGTGGGCTTTGGTCTACTCATGATAAACTTATTTATCAAAAGTGTGTATTTAATAATTGATTAACTAATGCTTAAACGGATGTTTTAGGCGTTGAAATGTTTCTTAGCTTATTACCATACACTACAACACAACTAATTTCGCGGTTATTGTTATCTGTCAGAACCAAAGTCCATTCGCGTGTTTCTCTGTTGGCCCAAAAAGACATTATAAACATGTCATTGGCAGCCCCAGTGGCAATAATTTCTTCACCGTTATCCGTTAATGTTTCGCCAACTTCCTTACTGGTGCCACATGTCCATTTGCTATCAACGACTATTCCTGCCGCAAGAACTGGAATACATTTTGCTAATAGGTATAGCAAAAATCCAATGATGGCAAGTTTAGTTATAAGCGGCCGACAGCCACTGAGTATGTTGTTGAGCATTATCTGAAGCCTTCTGTAATCCATACTTACCACAAAACTTCATAAAATGAGGCCCTACGCTTGGATTACGTTCTTTTTGTACAGCTTCGGCAATTGTTTGGTCAAGCACAGCTTTGATATTATCAGGTTGTGCTGTTAAGTCGATGATAGACTTATTGCGTTCATAGTCATCGCGCACCAAGTGTTCGACACCCTCATGGTCGGTCCAACGTTGCAACATTAGATTGTTCCACATGAAGCCTTTGTTGTCTCGGTCGGCAAAGGCCTCACGGAGACCAACCTTATTCTTTGTCCCTTTCTCGCGTACTCCCGGATAAGCAGAGAAGACATTGTCGGAGGTGTCGCCACGCATACACTTCTCAAAGAGTAACCATTCTGGGTCTGGCGCGGCCTTAACTTCGCCAGTTTTCTTATCCTTGATAGGTTTACGTTTGTCATCGTAGTATCCTTCATGAGTAGTCAGTACGCCACTGATACCATTGAACAACTGCACATTTGGTGCAATCAATTGTTCAAAGTCTGTGTCACTTGAAACAATAATGTGGTTATCGCTTGGATGCAATTGAATCCAACGTGCAATGAAGTCATCGGCTTCGCATGCGGGGTTACGAAGTACCGTCACATTAGTCTTTGTGCTAATGTATTCGTAAAACTTGTCAAAGCTTTCCCAGAATAACTTTTCTTCTTCTGCTTCTTTAGGTGTATGCTTTGCACGACCTTCTGTTCTATTAGCTTTGTAAGGTGGGTATACATCTTTGCGCCAGCTTCGACCTTCAAAGCAGAACACTACATGCTTGCCCTGGCGGTCTCTCCACTCGCGTAGGACAGATGAAAGAATAATGTGATAGCTCATAGCTACACGTTCTTCAGGATCACCAGTGCGGATCACGTGCCGTGCGCGAAAGAATAGATTAGCGGCATCAACGATTAAGTAACTCATGTGTGTATATTAACAGGCTGACCAAATGTTGTCAACCTCTAGAAGTTCATTATAGATGGTAGGATTGGTATAATGTATCAACAACGCTTTTCTGGCTCTAGTTGATGGGTTGGGCATACTTGAGTGTAACATTTTGGCATTATACAATAGCAATGAGCCACTGGACATATCATGCTGTTCGCATTTATCTAAAAACTCACCATCAAACTTTCCCTTATAACAATCGTCTATGGGATAATCTTTTAATTGACTACCGCTTACTAAGCCAGTTGATCCTGAGTTACTGTCAATATCATGGAGTGGAATGATTGTTTGAATGCTTAATAGCCTATTATCAAAATTCCACTTAGGAAATCTGTGAGGAGTATCAATGTGCGGATTGATTAATGTACTACCAGACTGTATAGTAACTACGTCCGAAGCATATAATTTTGCACCAGGTAGTACAGTTTCAATGTACTTGCATACAATTGATTCTATTGCCTGCACTTCTGGCCAATCAAGCACCTGTTGACTCCACCAAATTGACAAAGGCGCTAGATTTTCAATGTTTTTATCTTCGGCATAGTGTTTGTTAATATCTAATGCCCGCCTTGGAACCAGTTTATACAATTGTTTGTTTAGATTATCAATCAATGAATCAGGAACAAACTTCTTATATAAAATCCAACCCGTGCCAAAGGTTAGAATTTGTGTATCGTTCATTCTTGTAATCGTGTTTTAGCAGTTGTTGTCATGCGACCGGCGTCAGCAATGAAGTTACCTTCATTGACAGCATCTTGTCCCACGTTACGGCAAAGGTCAGTAAACCAAGCATCTACAATTTCTTCTGCGACTGTGCCTTTGTATCCATTGTCTTTTAAAAATAGTACAAATGAAGTATTCCATTCAAGTTCAAAATAGCCTTGTTTTGGATCGTTTGGGTCTACATGGGCTTTAACTACATTTACCCAAGGTTCTTTGCTGTCTTTCATTGACTCAGCAGTTTCAGCTTTCTTACCAAACAAATTTTTTAACTTAGACAGCATTTTTATTTCCTTTTTCTTTCTTTAATAGTTTCACTAACACATCAATTTCGTTCACTTCATTGCTATTAGATAATTTGTAACCAAACTGACGTCTGGGGCTACACACTTTGCACTCAACTGAAATTGGTAGTGTAACTGTTGTATCTTCTTCAGAGCAATAATGAGTCCAGAATGCCATATTTTCAACTTTCATTTCTAGTATCAAGTTCATGTGTGTAAATTTTATCAACAGCAGAAAGTTGACCGCATGTATCTGCACAATGTTTTAATCTTCCATCTTTAATAGATTTACGATTCCATGAATCAGCATAAACTTTATCCAAATGTCCTTGTGATAAAATTTCTTCTAGTGAATGCTGTTCAAGACTGAATTTTTCCCATCCATAATCGTTTACATGTTTGTGCAACTGAAGTGAAGATGGATCGGTTAGCATACTATTAAGAGTTAAACCTAAGTGACAACAAGGGATTACTCTACCAAAGGCATCAACAAATATTTCCTTAGTACCATCTGACCTTTTGGACTTACAATTGATTTTACAGTCGTCTTCAATTGTAAATGATTTATTGTTAATAACTGTTTCGTATATACTATTATACAATATATTGTACTCCAGTACAGCATTTTTATTTTCTTTAAGCCTTTTATATTCGTTGGGATCAAAATCAAATTTTAAAAATTCAGGGTCTATATGTCCGGAAGGATTTTCTAGATTTCTATTTTTAGGATTAGTTGGTGCCTCTATATAATACTCTAGCTTGCCTAATTTAGATAAGACTGGCATGTGTTTTGACATGTTATTATAATCAAAGCCCAGTGCTTTTTTAGGTACAAAAAATAAAAAACCAAGTGTCTTGCTCAATTCTAATGCTTGGTTAATTTGATGTTCGTTATGCTTGAATATTAAAAAATCCCACGATGCATGTGCGCCAGTATCTGTATATGCTTTAACATTTTCCATTAGGATCTTCCAATTTACATTCCTACGGTAAATGTGATTGGTATCTTCAAGACCATCAATGCTAAATGTTATCATCCATGTTTGTGTTTTGATATTCTTATTAGGGTCGTGTTTGTTGTGTTTAGCAAACAAGTTGCCTAGTTTTGTCCACCAATCTGATCTACGCATACCACCGTTTGTGGTAACCATAACAGCAGTGTTGGTTGATACTTTGTCAATATATTCACAAATTTCCAATAAGTCTCTAGCAACACACGGGTCACCAGTAACCCCGCAAAACATTATTAATTCACACTGTTGAATAATATGGGGTGGAAAATATTTTTTAAATTTCTCAATGGTAATTTGATTTATGTCAAGATCTGGTCTGGATAATGGACTGTTTTTATAAAAACGAACACATTGAGGACATGCCGCATTACATGCGTTAGTAAGCTCAATGTGTATTTGTTTTAAATTTGTTGTATCCCAGAACATTTCTTTTCTTCTAATTCTTCTATTACAGTTGTAATTGTACTAGCAACATTCAATGCCGCTTGTTTGTTTAAGATCAATGAATGTTGATCTTCTCTATACCCATGTACTAAAATATCCCATGCAGCCTTAACACGACTAAATCCTTCTTTCCAGAAGGGCGTGGTAGTATTTACATAAAATGTCATTTCAACATCTTTTGTATCTTCATCTCCGTTCAGTTCAATCCACATGTGAACTTGATGATCTCCATCATGACAATCGCAGGCAATAGTGTATGTTTTACTATTGCCATAATCTGCATCAAACATTATACCTTTTGCAGGTGTCTGTGCTTTCATTGGGTCTCCACCAGTGTATCCTGTACCAAACATTATTTACCCCAACCATTAGACCAAATGTCAACGTGTAGTCTAGGGCTATAACGATAACCACGTGCTAATGCTTCATCGGCAATGTGACGTGTGTTTGAGAAGTATGCTTTGTCTGTTCCACCAACTGGCATTACATAAACTTGGCCACCAAAACCTGCCGCACGATATTCGCTAACAGCTTGGTCAACTTCTTTAAAGTCTAATATATTGTCAATTACAAATTTTAAATACACATGTCCAAGTGTTTGATACTCAACAACAACATCTGGCTTAACGGCATGTTCCCATAGTTCACCACTGGCACTTAGTTTGGGACTAACACTAAATGTAAGATAGTCTCGGTCTCTACCAAATCTAGTCCATTCTTCAAATAGATAGTCATGGAACTCATTATGCAAGTGTTGAGTACCATTTGTTTCAAATGTTAAGTTTTCTAAGTCTGCCATGCGAGGATTGCTTAACAATGTTGGGTACAATTGTTGCCAACCCAACAATGGCTCACCGCCTGTAATAACCAAGTGTACGTCATTACCATTTTCTTGTAGCCACTTATGGTTAGGAGTAAGAGCTAACATTGTATCAATACTCTGTTCAACTGTATAAGTTGGACTTAGGTGTTTAAATGCAGGGTGCCATGATGCATAACTATCGCAACCTGTTTGTGCTAGTGGCAAGTCATTGAATGTTTTATATAAGTGAACTTCTTTTCCAATGGTGTCTGGTTCAGTTGTTTTTTGCCCAGCCGGAAGACCAAAGCCAGGGCATTTAAAATTACAGCCAAAGGTACGAAAGAATACACTAGGTACTCCTACAAAACGACCTTCGCCTTGAGCAGAATAAAAAACTTCACTTACTTTAAATTCATTCATAGATACTAGACCACACTTTCAATTTTTCAATTTTAGCTTGTTTTGCGGCTTCCAGGCCTGCTTCTGTTACAATACCTTTTAATTTTAACAGATCTACCATGGCAAGTAAATCACCAATTTCACCTTCTAGGTGCTGTGCATTAGTTAGGGGTTTACCTGGCTTGATGTTATCCAAACCAAATCTATGACATTTGCTAACTGCTTGAATAACCTCAGCACATTCTTCGCTGAGGATGTTCATTACTTCATGTAACTTATCGTCCATTTTTCTTAAGTTCCTGTAACATAGCAGACCACATTGTGGCCCAGGGTCTCATTGATCTGTCAATGATAACCATCTGTTCGTTTTGAATTTCATTGTAAAAACTGTCTAAGCCAGCCATTGGGATACTAATATTGGCCTGTTTATCACCTTCTTCGTTTTTAATACTGATAATATTAAGCTTTTGAATCAGTTTAAGCAATGGCCAGTTTTCAGGCAAACATACTGAATACATTTGATATATTTGTCTATTACGTAATATGTCAACACCGTATCTTAGTAATCGTTCTGCATATCCTCGACGTCTTGCTGAATCTAATGTACTAATACCAAGTTCAGCAATATCACCGTCAATTGCTAAGTGTATTGCAGAACTTACAACGTCATCTGTTATATTGCTTCTAATACCATATAAGAAATCACCATCATCGATATTATCTGTGTATCCTTCAATTGAAGCATCAGATGGACTAAATCCAAATCTTAAATGCCTAGCAGTAGGATCTAAACTAACAAGGTGATTGTATAATTCTTCACGTGTAATTTTTTCTACAGCTGGCATTATACCTCCAAAACTAAATTGGGATTCCAGCCAGATATTTCACCAGCTGATTCATACCCACGTGGGTTACAAACAACTCTTGTTTCACCAATCATGTAATCAAATGTCTGATGCATGTGACCATGTGTCCACAATTTAATTTGAGGATGGTCCAATATAAACTCACTTAGATCACTGGCATAGCCACCATTCATTAGAGTGTCATTTTTATATTGCTCACCGATGCTTTGAAAACTAGGTGCATGGTGACCAACTACAACACACTTCATATCTTTATTGGCTTCGACAATATGTTTAATATATTCAAGAGTTTTACGATGTCGGTGCATGATATGTGCAGGACGTAGTTTTGTATATCCATGTTGGTCATTGCGGATAACACGAAAGTCGTTTATCATGTCTGTAATAGCATGTTGTGTAAGTGGGTCGCCTTTGTTTACATCAGTCCACAGTGTGCCACCAACAAATAGTACACCATTGATAAATTGTGCATCGCATTCTAAAAAGTGAATGTTGGGAAATTTACGACATTCTTCTCGTAAGTGGTCAACTCCACGATGGAACTCGCCATGATAAAATTCATGGTTGCCAGCAACATAAACCACTTGTGGGAATTGAAAACTACAACGCTTTAAGAAGTCGCGGAATAATTGAGCACGAGCTTGTCCAAATTTAAGATCTTTCAATTCAAGGTGACTGTACTTTGATTCTGGATGATCGTGTAGATCATTGATAACCATAATGTCACCAGATAAGATGAGGACGTCACAGTCCTCATCGTTTTTGATATTAATGTCAGAGAATTCTAAGTGCAAGTCGCTGACCAATTTGATTTTCATTTTGTTTTAGGATAGTTAGTCTACATTATAAACAAAAATTCAAACGAAGTCAATGCTATTTGGATAGATATTTACTTGGCGTTAAAACGAATTACGTCATTGATGTCAGAAATGGCCCTGACCAAATCAACATGTATTTTGCTCTTAATAATATCTGCTTCAAACGTTTTAACATCCTTAGGCAAGCATTTACCACCAAAACCCTTTAATCCGTCGTGACCCGGTACGTCCCAGTGAGTTGAACCTAATCGTCCTTCATTTGCTAATAAAACCTTAACAACGTCATACGATGCACCATTGTCATTGCACAACATTTCTAACTGATTGGCAAATATAACCTTCATTGCCAAGAATGTATTTGTGCTTAGTTTAGCAATCATTGCTTCAATTGGGTCAGTGATTGCTACAGTTCCTTGGTAGGCAGAAAAGTTATTAGCAAATTTTTCTGCATCATCGCCACCTATTACTACAATACTAGGATTAATTGCATCAGCTTCCCACGAAGCCTCTTTGATGTATTCTGGCCAAACAATTAAATGTTGGCCCAACTGCTCAACTATTGCCTTAACTGAACCAACACCAATGGTACTTCTTAATACAAAAGTTTTCTTAAAATCCTTGCCTAATGCAAAGTTAATTGCTTCGTCGACATTTTTTGTATTATTTTCTGGTAATGTCAAACTTTCATCTAATTCTGTGTTTACACAGATAATAACGTAGTCTGCTTCAATCCAATCAGCATCAGCGGCATGTATATCCTTTATTGGATCATTTAGCACAACTTCGAGTGTTGGGTTGTAATGTTTTAAAAATAACTCGGTGGCTTGTCCTACTGTACCAGCCCCTTGGATAATAATCTTACTCATTTTTATTCCTCTATTAAATGTCGTTTGTCAATAATATTCTTATATTTTTCAGCGGTCTCTAATTCTGGTTTGCGTTTGGTAATCACTGGCCACTTTTTTGCCAATCTGGCATTAATCTCAAGCCATGATTTATCAACCAAATCTTTATCAGCAACAATGGCATTGACCGGGCACTCTGTTACACATACTGCACAATCAATACATCCATCTGGATCAATTGCTAAAAAGTTTGGACCTTCTACAAAACAATCAACAGGGCAAACTTCAACACAATCAGTGTATTTGCATTTAACGCAAGCTTCAGTTACAACGTAAGTCATTTATATTTTCCAATTTGATTCAATGAATTCTTTATTATCAGGCTTATTGCCAGTTAGTCCTAACATGCCTCTATATGTCTGCCATGCTTCTTGTACCATTGGATCTGTGTGTCCACCTGTGGGCACTAAATCTGCCCATACCGCATCTTCTGGCATCATACTTCTATATATACCAAAGTTACGAGGCTGGTGTATCTTTCCTTCACGAAATAATACACTGGCTACACCTTGGCAATCTGATTCTTCTAATCCATACAAGTATGTGTCGCGATACATGTATTCATTTACAATACTAACCAACTGCTCTTGTGTTTCAAATCGTGTTCCTGCTACAATTACAATAACATCGTCAATGTCAACCTCACCATTGACAATATCTCGAATACAACGACCAAGGCTAAAACCAACTTTCATAGTATACTCCTGTTATTCAT